ACGTATAGAAGACGATGTCACCGAGTTCGGGTTCTGCACGCCAGCGGTTCGCAAAGATGAACTCGGCGAGTCCGCTCGGAGGGTAGACGCATGACGGGATCACGACGTCGTTGTCGTATGCGATGCAGTCGACGAACGCGCCGGCCCATGTAATCGTCGATGAGTAATAGCCAACCCGTCTGCCGAACTCGGTCAAGCTACCAGGCCGTGCCTTAATGCCGATGCTGTTCAGTGCTCCGGCAACGAAGCTCTCTCGTCGAGAAACGAGATCAGGTCCTGCAGAAGAAGCGCTGCCTCGTTTGCGCGCGCTGAAACGCGAATGTGTTCTTCTCTCGTCTTGCTGCATTCGATGTCCTGACGTAGTCGTTCCGCAAGCTCTTGTGTGCGATCAACGAGCGCTCTCGGGCTCATGCCTCACCCGTCTGCGATTCGTCTGTGCCCGTCGTCTCGATGACGCCCTCGGGCAACATGCCAACAGCTGCGAGTGTTGCGTTGACAGCGGCCGCGCCTTTCGCGAGGCGCTCGAGTCGCTCGGCGACAACCTGTGCCGGCGAACGCCCGTCTGTCACCTCGAGGCGCGCATCGAACTCGACACCGCCGCGAACACCTGCACGGTCGAGGATCTCGGTCGATGCTTTCAAGCGCACAGGTTCTGACTGCGCGTTCTCCATGAGATCCTCGAGAACGTCAACGGCGTACGGCGCAGCCTGTGTGAGCTTTGCCCGTGCGCGCTCGACGTCTTCGCCGGCTTTTCTCTGGATGCTTCCGAGGTGGACGCGGCACAGCCCGTCATCCTTCGGACGACCGGAAGACCAGAGCATGCAGCGCAGCCCGTCATCCTTGATCGCGCGACAACGCGTCGGGAGACACGCGGGTTGCTTACGAGGATTCGACGGACCGCCGGCTTCTTGTTCCTTGAGGAAAGCTCTCGTTGCGCCGATCACCCACGGAGGAACGAGAGCATCGGCAGCGCTCTCCGCGAGGAGGTCGTAGCCGGTGATGTAATCAGAGTTGACGATCGTGGGTTCAACCAAGATCGGCTTCTTCTCCGTGAGCGAAAGCAGCCGGCGCTGCTTGTCCATGTCTGCGCTGCGTGCTTGGATGAGACCCGTCGGCACACCGTTCGATGCGTAGACCGGGTCCCACCCAAGCTTGTTGCGGCGCAGGATCGCTCTGTTCCCGTACGTGTCTTGGCAGATGCCGCGTTCGACTTCGTCGATCCCGAGATCTGCCAGGTTTGGACGAATGCTGACAGGATCGTCGCTCTCAACGAGAGGACGTTCTGCCTTCGGTTCGTCTGACTCGAACGAGATGATACTCAACTTCAGTCAATGCTCTCGTTAGCAAGGCTCGGGCCGGCGTGGCCGAAGCCGTTCGAGCCGACCGAGGTCAGGATCGAGAGAACGGCAGCGATAAGAGCTGCTGTGACCTTCTCGCCGAGGCTTGAAGAGATGACATTCGTGACGTCGGTGCCGACCATGGCAACCAGCGTCTGGGCAAATGTCTTTACAGCACGCTCGAAGGCGGCGGTCCAGAATGACGATGTAAGCATAGCTTCTCCTTGTTCAGTTGAACGCCAATGTATCCGGGTCTTTGGCCCCGGATGCGCCAAACCGAAAGAGAAGTTCGGGCGAAAAACTCGAGGGTGGGGTGAGAAATCAGGTTCTGGACGGGGCTACTTGTAGAAACAGCGTTGCAACGCGTGTTTTCAGTATCCCAGAATTGTCGCTCAAAATGCTTTTCTCTTGCCGTCTGTTCATTATATTTCTTTGAGCCGGCTGCAGGATTTGAACCCGCGACCACCTCATTACAAGTGAGGTGCTCTACCAACTGAGCTAAGCCGGCGTTGGCACTAACCGATAAAGACTCGATTCGTGCGAAGGTTTGTAACTCTACTTGACTGAGAAATGTCAAACGACATAGGAAGGAAATCTTCTCCAGAAAATGTCCGAGAAGCATTCAAGCTCACCTCGTACAGCATGTCATCGTCGGTGAACCCAAGAAGTGCTGCTTTTTCCAAGAAGAGCTTGATGTCACGGATCGACACGTACCCGTTGATCTTCATGGGAATACTCAAGTGAACATCGACCTCGACGGAGGTTGAAGTTGATTCAGTCGCGTTGTCTGTTTGTTTTTTGTTCTTCGTCATAGCGCCTCTGGAGAGACTCGAACTCCCAGCCAGCGGGGTAGAAACCCGATGCTCTATCCGTTGAGCTACAGAGGCGTTAGTACTCCCGGTGGGAATTGAACCCACGACCCACAGTTTATAAGTCTGCTGCTCTAACCAACTGAGCTACGGGAGTCGGTCTGTTAGAACCTAGGGCCCAGGTCGGGACTCTCACCGCGAACAACATCGACTGCTCGACGAAGTGCAAGTGAGTAGAACGTGTCGTCCTCTTCGGGAGGCATACGAGACTCCCAATCCTTGATCATGAAAAGAAGCTTTTGGATCACTTCGTGCTTGTATGTCTCAAGCTCTGCATTGACGCTCATGGGAAGTACGCAATCTGTTTGTGATGCCCAACTCGAACGGTTGGGTCGAGTTTGATCTGATAACCGGCTTGTTGAGCCCGTCCACACCACGAGTAGTCTTCGCCAACGTTGACACGCATCTCGCTGTCAGGGCTCCACTGCATCTTTCCGATGAGGAACCATGGACGAGGAATACTGTTCCAGACGCTTGCCTTGACGCAGAGGAAGCCGAAGCCGACACCGCCAACCACTACCGGATCTTCGTCGAACATGAAGTCTCTCGAGTTCGTCCGCTTCATGATCCCGTTCTCATCAAGGCGATTAGCGGCGGCCAACCCGTCACCGCTAAGCACGTAAAGTCCAGAGATGATGTCCTCATCTGATTCGTAGAGCTTGATGAATTCCTCGGGCTTCCACTCGATGTCAGAGTCAATCCAGAAGATCTTGTCGCATGTGAACCTTCCACTTGCGATCACTGAACTCGAGAAGTCGTTGTCGAACTTGTCCGCTGCCGTCGACTCACGAGCGTGCGGGATGAACGACGAGTACTTGTTGAGGAACGTGTAGCTAATTCCCAAACGTTGGAGTTCTGTAATTGTCTGGACCAGCGACACGACATACGCGTTGTGAAACGAGTAGCCGGGCGTCGCGATTGCAACATTGTAGTGCTCAGTCACCACGAACGCCCAATCCGACCACGATGATCACGGTAACGATCGCTGCGTAAAGAAGATGTTCCCAACTCATTTGTCACACCGCCGCTCGACAGTCTTTGCATAGGAACACATCATAACCCGTCGCCTCACTCATTGCGTGACCTGTCTGAGAAACAGGAACAGGAACGATCTCGCCCGTCTCACTTCCGCAGCGGTTGCACTCGATGTCGACGATCCACTTCACAGGGCGACCAGCCTTGACCTGGGCCGCGATCCCGAGCGACAGCGCGTGTAGTGATCCGCCGCCCCAGGTCTTTCTCACGAACAAACGAATGTCGCCAGCCTCGAGGACTGGCCGGCACTTCTTGCACGGGCACTCCATACGACTGGGCTTGCACAGTGTGACCCCGATGCCGGAATCAGTATGTCGAGCGACAGGGTGCCCACAGATGCAGACTCGCCCGTCACGATCGGCTCGCTTGCGTCGCGCACCCATCGCTTCCAGTTCAGCCTCAGCGTCCGCGATGTCGTCCATGCTAAGGCCCATGGCAGCGAGTGCATCGAGCGCAGATTGATCTTCTTCTTCATCACTCATCAAATGTCTCCTTCTTCGTTTTGTACCAAGTTCAGACGTGCAAGGCGGGTCTCGAACGAATTGTACCAGGCGTAGCGCCACTATACCATGTATCTCATTGTATCTTTTCCTATTTTTTGTAACAAGGAGCACGAGACACATTTACCAACTTTTTTCTAGCTCACGTCTACACGTAGGCGTACGCGCGTATACGAGAATTAGTTGGTAATTGTTATACAAGGTATAGTCTACAGGGCGTACTAAGAGGAAATTCGTTCACGGTCAAGTGTTTCTAACTTAGTATCTTTTTTGCACAAAACGTTCAGGTTTTGCACCAAACCACCTCCGGCGCCCTGGTGAGTACTCGATGTGCTCAGACGCATCAAAAATAAGGTACAATTCGAGCACCCTCGATGGGCCTTTGAAGCGCCGAAGTTGTACCTTACGAAATTTAGTTGGTATACATGGCATAGTTGCCACGACACCCACTCAGGTGTGCCCGCGTCACGCATCGATTCGACTACGTAGAATACGTCTATGTCGATCGTCAACCACTCAACCGGTGATCACACGCTTCGCCGTCTGAGCTCGATCGTCGCCACCCTCGAGACAGTCGCCTACGCGCTTGACGAACTCGATGAAGAAAAAGACGTCAACTTCCGGTGGGAACTTCTCTGTCTTGCTGAGGACCTCATAGACCGAGCCGCCTACGTCACACTTCGT